AAGGCAAAGGGCTTGAGTTTATCGCTTACGCCTAGGCTCAAGCGCCTTTTCAAATAGAGCAGCCTCGGCGTCTCTGCGGCGTTGTAAGCCTTTGGTGTTAGGCCACAAGCGTTTCATAGACCGAATAAGTTCCGGTACATCGTAGAACCGGCGGTCACGCATGGCGTTTTGAATGCCAAGCATTTCTGCTCTGCGTTCACCGGATAAAGCAGTTCCACGGTTGAACACCAATGAGATAAGTGTATCTCGCGCCTCGTCTGGAAGGTCTTCTGCCTGCGGATAAATGCGGAGCATTTGCAGGTAAAACTTTGGAATCGTGTTCTTCTGGAAGACCTCAATGGCTTTCTGCCAAAGCACCACGATAGAGCGCATTGCGGGCGAGGCGTGCAGGAGTTCGCGGGCTGCGCTAGTCTTGACTCCGAGGGCGGCGGTGAGCGCAAGGTAGTCGGACTCAGGGAGCAGTTCCTCCCATGCTTCTGAGAACTGTTGCGGTGTGGTGTAGCCCAAGTCGTAGCCAATCCCAATCGTTACGCCGCTCTGCTCCCCAGGCCAAGTGGGACTCTGGAGGAACTTGCGGTAGTACTCCTCACCGCCGCCCACCTCAAAGTCCAAGATGAGCTTTAACCCGTTATCTGACAGTTTCATCTGCCCTCGTTATGGAAGAACCGCTCAGAGATTTCGCTCACCTTCTTCCACAACTCCTTCCGGTCGTCCTCGCACTCGCGGATTTTGTTGCTCAAATACCAGATGGCGATTGCCATTGCACACGCCAATGGCCCTTGGGCGACGAGTTGATTGACCATAGGTTCAAATGAGATGTCAGCAATCACGGTTTCTCCTTACGAAAGATGTTAATCGCAGAATACACGCTCACACCTGCTGTCAAAATTGCATCTGCTTGGTCGGGCGCGATTTTGAGACCAGCGAGTGTTGCGAGGCTGATCAGTCCTCTCCATGTGGAGGGCTCAAACAATCGTGCAAGTATGTATTTCATAATCAGATGTTTAATGCTGTTTTCAGTGCGTTTACGTCTTGTGCTGCGTCGATTGCAATCTGCATCTGAGCATACTTCTCGCGGATAAGAACGCGAGCAGCTTCGGCATCTTCCATGCGACCAGGGATTTGCTTGGCAATTGCTTCATCGTATGGAGCAAATTCATCTGCTCGAAGTTGGCGACGCTTATCGTGAGCGATGACCTTGGCTTTCTGGATGTTAATTGTAATCATGGTTGATACTCCCAAGCGTTGCGGAACGTGCGATCAGTCGGAATGTCCGAGGCGTCGATGATTTTGTACGGTGCTCCAGCAGGAACGTCCTTGTCGGCTATTTGCTCAATTGATAACCCGCAATCTAATACAGGATACATAATAGCAACGCCATTGTCTGTTTTGTATATTATTACTTTTTGATTCATAACGTGAATTACCTGCACACAACACAATCGACCATGAAATAATCTAATGTTGTGCTACCTGAGCTAAATGTTACAATTTGAAATGAATTTGTTGTTTTATTAATTGGTTTTGGCGAATATCCTGTATTTGTCGCGTCGTTTGATCTAGCGGCTCCAATTGCCACAGAGTAATTTACGTCAATTAAGCTACTTGTAAAATTTACATTATAAACTCCTGTGGATTGATCTGTAACGCTTGTTACATTGTAAGCTCCTCTGAGTGGGTATTGCCCCCCCGTTGGCGTAAGTCCCAAAAAGCTCACCCACGCTTTGACAGGGCTTCCAGTTGCAGCGGTTGAATCAACGTACTGCTTTGTCGCTGCTTGAAGATTCAGTGTTGGCGAACCTGGCAGCGTGAGTGCTCCTGTCATCGTGTCACCGGTCTTTGCCACTCCAGCGGTTGTCTGCGTAGACAAGTCCGAAAAACCAATTCCAGCAGCTGCTACGTTCAGCTTGCCTGTCATGGTATCGCCGGCCTTGTTGACTTTAAGAGCGTCCTGTGTGTCAACGTAGCCTTTGTTGGCTGCTTCAAGAGCTGCACTCGGTGCGCCTGGGAGCACAATCGGCCCTGTCATTGTTCCGCCACTCAAGTTGAGTTTGGCAGCAACAGCAGCGTTTACGCTGGCTTGGAAAGCCACAAAGTCTGCCTGCGACACATCGCCAGAGATGCTGACACTGGAGTAAACAAGCTCGCCCTTGTCGTTGTTGACCACCATCGAGAAGTTCGTTGCCCCGGTATACACGCGAGCTGGCGTACCTGAGCGCGAGAAGAACCCATTCAGCGTGCGCAGAGGCTGCGCGGCTGACTGCGTTAAAGCCTCGTCCCAGTAAACCGAGATTGGATTGGTGACCGGATTCAGGTTTTCGGTTCCGATGTAGACGTAGCCGTTGTTGAGCGGCGTGCCGTCCGTATCGGCAAAGGTCGTAAACGGAGAGACGATGTAGGCCATGATGTGTTACTCTTGAGGTTGTTGTTCTTCTCCGCCGCCAATCAGGAATGCGGCGTTGCGTTGTGTTTGAGGCAGTTTAACAGCATCCGCGAATCTTTTGAATGCTGTACTATTGACGGCTTTCTCTGCTGCTTTGGTGTAGGCATCTGGATTTGCCCGTGACGTACTCACCAGCTTTCTGAACTCAGGCGAGAGAAGGAACTCGTCGGCTCGATTTAACAGCGGAAGCAACTGTTTGTTCCCAGAAGCTGCGATTGCGCCTCCAACCGCACTCCCTACAACCGGTCCAGCTATCGGCGTAGTAACCGCTCCAGCAGCAAGACCCTTCAGTGCTCTTGTAACTGCATCGTAGACCTTTTCAACCGTTGTTTCAGATGCCTGCATGGCAGTCTGAAGTCTTCCGGTTGAGACATATTTAGCTTCAGCGGACGAGATGTTGTCTGCAATCTTGTACAGGTTGTCCAAGTGCTTTCTGGTCTCTGGTGGCAGATTTGAAAACAGCACGTTCTTGGACTGAGAGTTACTCTGAAGTCCTTCGTACCACTTCTTGAAATAAGTTGGATTGAACGCCTCATCCTTTACGTTTGCACCAAATGCCGCCGCTAACGATGAGACCGCTGCATTCTGCCGCATATCCTGTGGCATCTTGTTCAAGAGCGCAGCGTATTCGGTGTAGGCACCCTTCTTTGACAGGTTTCGCGTTGCAGTGATTAACGGATCTCCGATTGAACGCTGGAGTTGCTCGCCAAACAAAGATGCCCTTTGTTCTGAAATGTTCTTGAACTGCGACCAAAGCGAGTTGGCTTCCTTTACCAAATCCTGTGCGCCAGCCGCTGTGGCTGCCGCGTCAAGGTCTTCAGTAAGTGTTTTGTAGTACAGCTTTGCCAGACCGTCATCGAGATCGTTCAAGCCTTCAATGACATTCCCTCTTCGCGCCAATCCACCCACTTCACTTCTCTCCTGCTTCAAACGTCCGTAAGTTGGTGGCGTGTTAATCATCGCCCCTTTGGACTGTTCAAGTTGCGCAATCTGATTCAAAAGTTGAGGGTCTCTGTTTCCAGCAGCCACCTGCGCTCGAAGCGGTGCGATTTGAGCGTCCACAAGGGAGATTTCCTGAGCCGTAAGTTTTCGTTTGGCCTGTGCAATCTCTAAAATTTTGCGTTCGATTTTCTTAAGACCGCCAACGTCTCCACCAAGTTCATCTGTGAGTCTTCGCTCAATCGCCGCGACCGTGTTGTCCAGTTTTACGGGCGTATTGGCTGGAAGAACCTTTGGAATCTGGACGTTGTAAATGTCATCAGCTTGTTGCTCAAGAGTCTTAGCTATCGACTCCATCTTGTTGCTCAAGTTCAGATTGAGCTCGCTCAAATCAGTCGTTCCACCGGCCTCTTCAATGACTGCTTGAGCGCGTGTCTTGAGTGCTTCAAGAGCTTTCTGTTTCTCAAAACCCAAACGAGCTCCAGGCGCGGAGCCAACGGCAGCGGCAGCAGCTTGGAACTGTGGATTCTTTGAGAGCAGGAAGTCCGGTATCTCGTCCACGTTTAGACCGAGGTCGGTTGCGGCCTGACGCACGGCAGGATCAGCCGCCCCAGCTTCTGCGACGGACTGCATAGCCCGTTTGTCTCCTTTGATTGCGAGCGCAAGGTCGTCCTCGATACGGGCCGAAGGAGGCTTTGGACTACGGAATGGAGCTCCGCCAACGAAACCGCCAGCAATTCCACCAGCAACAGACCCTGCAATCTGCATCAATGGACCTCCACCGGCCTCTTTGACAACTTCGCCGCCAAGCCCAGCGGCAGCTCCAGCTGTAGCAGCTTCTAGGTTTGACGTGCTCATTGCTTTCCCTGCACGCTGCATAAAACTGCCTGCCATTGCTTTTTTAGCAACCTGCCTTGCAAGCGCATTAAACCCAATTCCGCTGACGGCGCCTCCGGTTACCGCTTCAGTGATTCGCTCTGCCGCTGTATCTGGCTTGGGAACGCCAATCTGGGTGAGGTAATGTTGAACGGCCTCGTTTGGAAGCGTGTAGTTTGTTCCGAAGAGTTTATTGATGCCTGCAACAATCGGATCGGCCATTGGGCCAAGAGCTGGCCCAAGAACAGCGCCAGCACGCGCTCCAAGGGCAGCACCGGTAGCCGCGCCAGCCGGTCCGCCAATTAGACCAATTCCAGCCCCAGCAAGCCCTCCAAGTCCAGCGCCTGCAATCGCTGGCGCAGCCCCACGCAAAGCAGCCCCCGCCAATCCTCCCACCGTCGTCTCCGGTTGCCCAATCATCGCCTCTTCGCTGGCAGCAGACGGCAGCGGTGCCTCGGCTGGGGCGGCTATGGCCTCGGGAGGAGCCGGTTGGCTCTGCAATTGACGCAACCGAACAATTTCGTCGGCAAACATCCTAGCATCATCAACATTGCCTGCCTTGTCTGCTTTCAACAAGGCATCTGAGAGTTCTTCAATTGTAGCCATTATTTGCTCCTGTATCTCTCAACTGCTGCATCTATTGCGCTCACTCCAGTTTTCGCTGGCGCAACCATTGTTGCCGGCAGGCTTGGACGCATTGAGCGTATTTCTCTAGCAGCGTCTTCCGTGAGTGGTTTAACCGGTCTCAGCCCTTCAGGCGGCACTTGCTTTCCTTCGCGCAATGTTTTCAAAACACTATCGAGAACCATCTTTGGAGACATCAAATCCTCACGCAGATAAACGATGTTTTTTGGATTAAGTTTAAACTCCAGTGCATTCCGAGTGGTATCATTTGCAAGCGACTCAAATAACTTTGAATTGTTTTTGTACCTATCTTGAGCCGCTTGGACTAACTTGGCCCTTTCTCTGTTATCCAGATTGCCACCTATCCATTTTTGCAAAAGCGTCCTTGTTGCTGATGGGATATCGGCATTTGTAACTGCTCCGCTTTCATTGATGCTTACAGTAGAGGTTGGGTCTCCAAGTTTCACAAATGCTTGAACCGCACTAACGTCTGCTGGCCCAGACTCTTGAAGGAGCGCATCTTGAATTGCAAACAACGCGTCTGTCCTTGCGGCTTGCTTTTTGTAAGTTTCGCTCGTAATGAAATCTTGGCGAAGCGAAGCCTCCATCTTAAACCTCTCATCTGAAGGAAGAATCCCTTTTGACTTTGCCTCCAGAGCGGCTGCTTCCATCTTGTCCTTAAGCGCAGCGGCTTCCGCTTTCATGGTCTCGGCCTTGGTCTTAGCAACCGCCTCCGGAGATGTTTCCTTCGAGTAGTTGGTGAGAATGTCGTTGAACTTTCCGATAGCCTTCTCGTCCCCAGTGCGAAACATCAACGTCTGACCAAGAAGCGCCCAGTAGGATGGCGTTGCGTTCTCTGGAACAGACTCAAGCGTCTGCGTCATCAACTTACCCAACTGCTGAAAGCGTGCGTCTTTTGAGTCCGAATAGGCCGTTGCTACTTCCTCAAGGCGTTTCTTCGCAACCTCGTTATTCCCAGCAATGCCGGCGTTTGAAACCTGCAACGCGGTATCAACCAGCTTCTCCCTTGCAGGATCAGGCAATGAGGAAAGGAGAGCGTCAAAGCGTTTCCCAGCTTCAGTATCTAAAGAAAGACCTCTCGCTGCAAGTTTCCGAATAGCCTCTGGGTCTGGTGACTCTGGGTCTATTTTTTGAAACGCATTTCCAATCTTTATAGCCTCAACCTGTTTGACAGCATCAAGGCGATTCTTGTCCAAGTACGGTAGGATTGGCGCTAAAGCAGACAAGTCTTTCTCTGGATCAAGACCATATTCGGCAATCATGTTTGCCACGTTGCGCTCTCTCTCCTGCGCAGCCAATGCAGCCTGCTTGTTCAACTGAAAGGATTCAGCCGCTCTTGCTGCCGCCGCCGCGCTCTGCGCCATCTGTTGGCGCTGAGACTGCACGCCAAGCTCGGCCTGCTGTAAGCGAAGTGGAGCCAGTTGTTGCTCAAGAGCCTGCTGTGCGCGTGCGGCCTTGATGCCCTCGATGGCCGAAAGACCTTGAATCAGATTGCCTCCGAACATGGAGGTGTTTATCTGCGGAATCGGAATGGTGTAGTTGAACTCGGCCATAATGTTACACGTTGGCTGTCATTGTCATACTGGAAGTCCTTGTGGAACAGCTATTCCTTGTCCTATTCCTCCACCAGTCCCAAGAGCGTTCAGGAGCGCATAGTTCTGAAGACCGCCGCCGATTGCGTTGCCAAATCCACTTATGCCGGCAGCCTGACCTGCGGCAGCTCCTTGTATGCCGGCTGCTTGCGCGCCTGCCTGTCCAACCATCAGATTAGCCATTGCATTACCTGTTTGAAGAGCACCAGCGCCAACCCCTGCCGCTGATGCTTGTCCAATGTTGAGCAAGTTCTGCGCAGAGGTTTGCCCCACATTCGTAAGTCCGCCGAGACGGGCGTATGTCTGGTCAATGAGTTGGTTCAGAAGCTGTGGACGATACCGCGCTAGTGCGCTTTGTGTGCCCTCTGAACCACGCCTACCAGTAGCTGATGCAGCCGCAAGAATTGCCTCTTCGCCCTGCTTGGCGAGTTCTTGATAAAGCGGGCCTTGTTCAATCTGCTGGATGGCTTGACGCTGCTGTTCAATGCCCATCTGCTCGTACTGCTTGTCCTCAAGAATCGGCTTAAACAGCGCCTGTTGCTGATTGTACCCTTGTGTCTCTATGTCTCGAATACCTTTGTCGGTCGCCATGTCGAACTGGGCAAGCAAGTCTTTTCGCTTGTTTTCACGACTTTCACCCTTAGCCAAGACTGGATTTTTGTAATCAGCGGACCTCTTAAATAATTCAAGTTCTTGTTTTCTTTTCCTTTGGTACTCTTCAATGTTCTTGTCGGTAATATCCGAAAGCTGCGTGTACTCTGGTTGACTGTATATATTTAAAAGTGCTTGCTGACGCGCTCCTTCTCCTCCAAGGCCAACAAGGCGTTGCATTTGCTGAATAGCGCCTGGACCTGCCGCAATGTACGGCTGCGTTAAATCACTGCGCCCAGCAGAAATGTAAGGGGCAAGTATTTCCCGCATTAAATCAAACTGACGCGCCTGTTCACGTTGCGCTGAAGAATAACCTGCCATTTGAGCATCAGCCGCAGCCTTTGCGCCTCTTGCTGCCTGTCTTCCTGCGAAAACCGATGCCCCTCCGCCAATTGCTGCCGCTCCGAGTATTGCGGCTGTTGTTCCAATAGCCATATCAGTTTAATCTCTTGATGTAAATTGTTTCTGAATATTGATATCCAATTCTTTTAAGAAGCGGACTAAAGTCTTTTGCAGCAGTTACATTTTGAGTGACAAATAAAATTCCATCTTTTTTCATTTCATTGTCACACCATTTTAAAAATTTTACAGCGTTAAAACCTTTTCTTACATCTGGATGCAAAAACATTACATCGTGTTGAGCAGTTAATTTTGCGTACTCAGGATGAACAATAACAACAAAAATATTATATCCCTTAAGTATACCATCCTGTCTTAGCGTATAAATACGCAGCATATCATTTGAGTCCAAGTTCTCATACATTTCTATTGGAACTCGAATCTTAACATCTGCAATAACGCCTCCAATTTCCTTGTTGTGCATTTCGCCAAGATGTAACGATTCAGCTTCAAACTCTTTTGTAAAGCGTTCACGCTGAAATGTTATTTCAGATAACGAAAGTGCAGTCATTTTACGTCACTTCCCTCCCAGAAGCCATGATGGTGATGGAGGTGGCAGCTCCAGCCAGCGTTGAAATGCGTCCACCGGATTCAAGAACCTGTCCAACAAGTTCTGGGCAGGTATAGGTCTCATACGGAAAAATAGTGCGAGAATCCAAGATCAAATTTGAATCGCCAGCGGTTCCAGAAGGTGTAATCAGGTTAACTGAAAAGGTGACGTTGCTCGCTGAAGTGTTTGTTGCAGTAAACTTGTCGATGATGCACTTGCAATTGCTTGCCGTGTACTGAGTCGTCTGCGAAGACTCAGCCTGCTTTGGCGGAATGATGTTTTTGACGTTAACAGCCATACAAAGGGACAGTAGTTACAGTAAGAATCGCAGACGGAATCGCTGGCACCGGTGGGGCTGCGGCAAAAGCCTGGATGGTGATGTCTGCGGTATCCACAGACCACATGAGCTCCAAGTAATCTCCCGCTCCGAGTCTATACACGAAATTCCACGCTGCAACAGTTTCTGCGTTGTTTCCCTGCAATCGGATTTGGGTGGCCGAGTTTGGCTGGTCAACCCCGTTGATTGCTGCCCACAAATAAAACAACCCAACTCCACCGGCTGCTTTGTCAAGTTGCAGAGAGAACTGGAAGTTGTATATGCCCTCAGAATCAACGTAAATACGGCTTGTTGGCGTTCCAATGTGAACTCCGAAACTCAGGTCAGTTGAGTTAAATTTCACCGCGTATGCGGTGTTTATCGCCGCTGCCGTTTGCGTTGTCGTGTCATAAAATGTTCCGTACCGAAGTGATTTGGCTTGTGATGGAGCGGGAGCTGTAGCTGAGAGTTCAATGAGGTTTGAGAGTCGCTCAATAGAATCAATTGCTTGTTGTGCGCTTGCTTGAGCACCGGCGGCTTCAAGTTGATTGCTTTCAGTATCAGTTGGGACAGCATCGAACAACTGCTCAAAAGCCCGGATTGCTCGCTGATCAGGCAAGAACTTTGCAAGGTCGTTTCGGTTGAGATTGATTCGGTTTGCCATTACCAGACAAGTGGTTCGAGTCTTGCGTCAAGTCGTGCAATCGACATATGCGCGTCACTCGTACCACGAAACCGGTACGTTCGCCAATCTGCCATGCGTCCGTTGCGCATCCATGTCAGACGCTTGTAATAGTCGCCAATCTTCCCAGCCTTTATCCCGCGCTCAACCGAGTAAGTCAGGCCGTCGGCCGAATAGCTCGCAAAGATGGTTGGGTCTACTCCCAACGCAACTCTGCCGGTCAGCGCCACAAGTTCCATCTCATGGAAAATAGCACCTTTGCCTTCGTTGTAGAAAATCTGCGTCTCGAACTGCCAGCCGGTTTGGTTCCCCCACACGGACGAGATGGTGTCTATTACATAACCAAGATTTGCAGTTATCGTATCAGCGCACACCCACTTGTCGTACACCCAAACGAAGTTCCGCGCTCGGTATCCGTTGTTTCCGACAAGGCCGTCATTTAACACGAACCACACGGCCTGCTGGGCGATTTGTGAGGCTGCGCCGTCGTATACCAGCGTGCGATCCGGTAGATGAATGTACAGGTGGTTTAATCCGTTGTGGAGACGAACTTCACAGACAACCTGAGCCAGAGTAGCTTCAGAGTAACCTGCCAGAATCTGGTCAATCTCGCGTGTTGCAATTTTGACCGTGTTCGCCCCAGTCGCCAGCCACACCGATGTTTGCTCGTTTCTCCCGCCTCCGACGAATGCCACAGCATCCAGATAGACGCAGGAGGTGTACGTTCCCACCCCTCCACGCTGGATTTGGGCGCCTTCAACACGCACGAACGGGAAATCACCGGCAATCCCCGCGTTGTTGAACAGTTCGATGGTATGTCGGTTAACCGCATAGACTTCATTCCTGAACTTCTGGATGCTTACTATGCTGTCAGGATCAGCTTCGCTGGTGGCTTTATAGGCGATGACCGTTGGGTCTGAGATGCTGGTAACCCCAAGCAGATATCCATCTGTCACAAAGAAATATCCGTCAACCCAGCAAAAATCGATGAGTGGCCCAAGCTCAGGATCGTCAGCAAGCTGCGTGAGCGTTGTGCCATTCCAGTAGAACAACGTCCCGTTTGAGAGCACCGCTAACAAGTCAACCGAGTAGTCGAAGGTAACCTGTCCTGTCCCACCGATTTCAGCCAGCACCGTAACGCTGCCAAGCACATCAACGCTAACGAGCTTCGTGCCCATCGCACGATACAGCGTGCCATTCCACTCAATGCCTCCTCGGTCTATTCCTGGGCCCGTGCCAAACTGCACGATTCCATCGGCCGGTCTTAAGTAACCGTTACTGATGCCGTTTGGCTGGATAACCGGTACAAGGTTTCGCGGGTAGCTGCGACGGAAGTCGCTTGCCCCATTCGTGTAAATCCCGCTGAGTACCGGTACTTCCATTTACTTCTTTTTAGCTGTCTTTGCCGCTGCCTTAAATGCCGCTGCGGTTGGCGCTCCCTTAGAGCCAGGCTTGCGCATACGTTCTTTACTTCCAGCCTCAATGCGTTCGCGTTTTGCGTGGATATTGGCGTAGAGTCCTTTTTTCATTTGCAGTTCCAGCGTTTAAGCGAAGCAGCCTTCCGAGTGGGACGGCCTTTCTCGTCTTTCATTGGCCCAGGCATACCGCTCATACGCGCACAGAACGATGCCTTGCGGCCTGCGTCTGCTTTGGTCTTTGGATTTGGCGCAGGCGCTTTCAAATTCGAGCCAGTAGCTGCGTTGTACTTGGCGCGGCCTTTGGCTGTGAGGCCAGCCCCCTTGGATACAGGGAGCTTTTCGCCGCGACCAACCGAGAGTGATGTTGATTTAGGCATCTTGTGGTGGAGGAGAGTAGCTGCCGTCTTCGTTGCGAATCCAGCCTGTGTAGGCTTGTCCAGTATATTGCAACTCGTACAGCGTTGTGCCTTCTGGCGGCGTGTATGGAGTTGAGCCATCCCATAAGATGACCATTTCTACTATTGATGTTGAGTTATCAACAATTGCCCAGTCTCTAATCATATTAGAAGTATGTGATGATTTCAACTGCACCTGATGAGCCTCTTCCGCCATGTCCCCCTGTAAAAGCGTACATTAATGTTTCGTTAGAATAAGTCCCAGTAGCATTTACATCAAGCGTTATTTGCGTTGCGCTGTCAACACTTAGTATTCTTGCGTAAGAATACCCAGTTTGGGTTTGTGTTCCCGAAGTAGGTACTTCTGGCAGGGCATTACCACTCGAAGCCATCCGTGTGGAAAAATATGTTCCAGTAACACTAGCTACGACATCTGTTGTATTAACGAATGCGACAGCGGTTCCCGATGACGATGCACTGCTTGGACTTTCAACAACTCCGTCTCCTAAAAATTTATTGAAACTTCCTGTGGTAAATGCCGCCGCTAAGGTTGCGCCAGAACCTGCCGTTGTTGTCCATGTGCCTTGAGTGCCAATTTGGACAAGCATTCCTTGATATAGCGGCGTGGTATCGGAAACCGTCACAATTGGCGAGTTAGCCGTGCAAGACACACCAGATAGGAACCCAACCGTGTTTATGACGGTTGCGGAAAGCCCACTTCCGGTTGAACCTGCGGTTCCAGAAACCACAAAAGTGGTTCCACTTGTAACTGCGGCGACATGATTGAGTCTTGTGGCAGACGTGCTTGGATTCAAATGCGTTCCGACTGTAGAACCAGTCGTGCATATTGCTTGCCCCCATTTGAGACCTAGTGTTGAAGTGGCAGTTACTGTCCCCGATCCGCTCGTAACTGATAATCCCGAAATTGTTCCTGCCCCAGCAACGACAAGTTTTCCTCCAGTTCCGCTTCCAGTTGCCGCTGCACTAATGGTGAATTGTGTTTCACTAACCAATGACGCAACCGTTGTCCCTGCTGGAATGTTTGCGTTGTTGAAAATCGTCATTCCAGGCAAAATGCCTCTGGTCGAGGTGCAATCAACGGTTGTGCTACCAGATGTGAGATTGACTCCAGTGATTAGAATAGGAGTTGAGCTTTGAATAGATGCTCCTCCACCTCCACCCCCAGCCGCTCCAACTGCTGCCACCACTGTCAAACCAGATGCCGTTGAAGCTGCAACAACATTCATGTTGAATGTTGTTGCATCTATAATCGACGATACTTGAACAGAGTTGGTGCTGCCCGTACTTGTAACCAAGTCTGGTATTGACATCCCAACTTTCAGTCCTGTTGTTGAAGCGCAGGTTACCGCTGATGTTCCAGATGTTGTTGCCACATTTGTCAATGTGACAGGTGCAATCCATCCACCACCATTGCTTCCAGAACCTCCAGTTGCTCGATCCGCCGCCGTTATTCCTCCCCCTCCGCCCGATGTTGAATTGCCGTTAAACGCTCCACTCCAAGATGGACAGGCATTGTTTGTTGGAGTTATGAAATCAGTTATTGGTGCACTTACTGATGCAGTGAACATGGTGTCAAACAGGTATCTTCCCTGCAATGCAGTTCCTGTTGAGTTTGAATTCTGACCGCCACCCCCTCCAGATGCACTTAGGTTAAGTGTTGTGGTTACAGAACCATTTGATCCTCCGCCATCATTTGATGTGGCTCCAACTCCAGTTCCTCCAGTTGATAAGGATGCTAAAAAAGCAGCCGCCCCTCCACCCGATGAAAATTTAAATGTTGTTGCGTAAGTTCTGTTTCCAGATCTTGCATCGGTTCGCGTTGTTGCTGTATTGGGTGGGAATGTGCTTATGTTGTTGCAGAAAAATGAGGCATATCCTCCTGCTGGCGCAGTCGGAATTGTTATTGATAGTGATGATGGAAGTGTGGCAGCGTCATATTGGATTTCCGTGAAGACCCCAGATGCCCCGCCTGATCCACCAAAAGCAACTTTTCCTGGAAGACCTCTTGTTCCAGCACCGCCGCCGAAGCCGTTACTAACGCTTCGTATCAGTACTGATTTTGCGCCAGTTGGCTTATTCCAAGTGCCAGTTGAAAGGAAGACCTGCCTATTGGTTGGCGTTGCCGACCCACCTCCTGCCGTAGCCCAAGACACATTTGATCCATCCGTTGTGAGGAACTTGCCGCTGTTGGTTGCCTGTGATGGCAATACCGCATTGGCCGCTCCAGACTGCGTTGTTGCGCCTGTGCCACCGTTGGCAAGTGCCAGCGTTCCAGCAAGCGTAATGGTTCCAGATGAGGTGACAGGGCCGCCAGACGTGGTTAATCCAGTTGCTCCGCCTGATACGCCAACGCTTGTAACTGTGCCTGACCCGCCTCCTACCGTAGTCCACGAAGTGTTCGCGCCGTCCGTCGTTAGCACCTTGCCGTTGTTGCTAGCTTGCGAGGGGAGCAAGGCGTTAAGCGCGGAATTTGCTGTTGTCGCTCCTGTTCCGCCATTGGCTACATTTAATGTCCCTGCAAGCGTAATGGTTCCAGATGAAGTGACAGGCCCACCCGATGTTGTTAATCCAGTTGTTCCGCCTGATACACCAACGCTTGTAACTGTTCCTGTTCCACCTGCTGCTGTTGGAGTCCACGCCGTGCCGTTCCATGCAAGAACCTGACCATTCGTCGGGGCAGTTGATGAGACGTTTCGTCCTTGAATGCGAGCAACTGTAGCTGCTTGCGATCCGGTTCCAGAGGCTGTGACATCGCCAGTCAATGCGGTAATTGCACTTGGAATGCTTGAACTGTATAGAAACTGCGAAATGTTCGCGTTGACTTTCGTCTCATAAGGAACGCCAGTTGCGTTACTGTAACTGTTGTTGAGCGAGTAGTAAACGCCGCCAACTGCTCCGGTTACAACGTAGTTTGACGCTCCCGCCGTAATCACAAATACGGAGTTGAAAACACCAATGACCGACCCTGTCGCGATATTGATTCCGTTTCCAGTTGTTGCGTTGTTTGTGAACGCCGTCCATCCAGCAGAGAACAATGCTGTCGTGCTGGTGATGTCCACAACATTACTGCCCGTGCAAGACAAGGAGCACTGCTTCAACTCAGCATACGGTTTTAAGGCTCCACCTGTTCCGCTCAACCGCAACGCAAGTGTTCCGTACTCCGTGGAGAATTGATCTCCATAGAACGTACCTCCATTAACCTCAACGTGCGTCCCTCCTGACCCTGACGTTGAATTTGCAAGCGATTTTACGTTGTTGCATCTCAGTGAGCAGTATTGGTTTACCAAAACGCCAACAGAAGAAGTGCTGGCATTTGAGTTCCCAATCATGCAATCCTGTATGTGTACAAGCAGCGGAGTTGTACCTGTTGCGCTGATGGTCAATGTTGGAGAGGTGCTCGCATTATAATCCATGCGAAGCCCATTGAGCTGGATGATGTTATCACCTGCGCTTGTCCCGCCTGTGAGTGTGTGCGTTCCATTGATCCTAACAATCGAAGATTGACCGTTATTCAATCCCGTTGACGCGAGCGACACACATGGCTTTAACGTGAGGTTTTCGTTGTACACTCCAGGCGGGATTAGCACTTGAACCTGAGTGAGTGCTGTTGGAGATGAAACGAGGTCAATGCATCCTTGAATGGTTGCAGCGTCAACACCAACCACTTTTGTGTTTGAGAATTTGAATGCAGGTGTCCAGCTCGTATTTGTTCCGTCAGTGGAAAGAACCTTACCGCTATTTCCAGCTTGAGAAGGCAATAGTGCGTTTATCGCCGCACTTGCGGTTGTCTGCCCCGTTCCGCCATTGGCAATACCTACAGTTCCAGTTAACCCTGCGGTTGTTTGAACCGAGTTGTCCGAAAACTTAATTCCCGTGGAGTCTACTGTTAATGCAACTGATGCGTCTGGGGCTACGCCGATGCCCACGCGCCCATTGTTCGCTACGGCAAACCGAGTGCTATCTGGGGTCGTCTCGTCATTGACAACTAGGCTGTTCCCAGAACCGAGATTCGTGATAACAACCGCATCGCTCGTTGATGTGGCTGTGTTTGAGATTGTGACAACCTCGCGTGTTCCGCTATTTGACACCGAAAGCACAGCTCCAGCGTTTGCCGTGCTGCCTATCGTTTGAGGCTGATTGAATGTGTTCGATAGAGACGTTGCTGCAACTGCGCGAGAAGTTGGCCCTGTTGAATCTCGATAGCTAAGAGCACCTTGGTTGGAAATCCAAATGTCACCATCAGCCAACGCGGTTGGAGAGCTGCCTGTCGTTCTAGCTCCTACGCTCAGTTTCGCAATCGTGTTATCGGCAGCCGCAGTCAGCTTGCCTGTCATCGTTCCGCCCGATGTCTGCAATGCTCCAGTAATGCGTGAGTCATCCCCTGCGGCTACCGTGCCTGCGGTCGCTCCTGTGTTCTTGGTTGCTGCGTCACCAAGAGCTAAATTTGTCCGCATTGCAGCCTGATCAGGAGACTGCATGAATGTGTCAATCGAGTTTGATACTGGAATGTCAGGCATATGTTTTAAGGTCTAACGTATTTGTCACCGGTTATCGGTTGCAGATAATATCCACCCCCGACCGCTACAGGGCGAAGATAGTACGAAGCTGTTGGAGGCGGAACCGGCGTCACACCGGATACCGCTGCTGGGATTTTTGACCGTCTTCTGGAGAGATACCGGATCACAGACCAGCGCCAGAAATGATGTGAAGCGTAGTTGTCGATGCCGATGAGAGCACCGCAATCACATTATCATCCTCAAACTTGCCGAGTGAAACTTGGCTCCCTGGCATGATGATATAGTCCGCTGCGGTTGCCGTTATCGTGCCTTGCCCAACGCGAACGTAAGCGGCATTTGTCGCACCGGTGTTCGTCACGCAGACGCTGCGCGTACCGGATCGAATCGCATACTGCGCAGATGTCGTCGTCGCCGTGCGCGTAGCACCGCTACCATAAGAGGGATTGAATGGAAGTGTCATGTTAGCCTACTCGATACCATGTTTTTAGAACCGGCTCAAATCGGATTCTGAAGAATCCGCCAGCCGATAGCGAAGTTGGAAGACCAACGCCAGCGCCTCCATTGACGTTAACAGTCAGTGACGATACCGCTTGAGTTGTCGAAACCAAGAGCTCTTGGTTCTCAACGCAAGTAGAATACAATGGCATTTGAATCGTAAGCGCAGCAAGCGTGGATGCCGGCGTGAGCACAAGCCACACACTGCTAGTGGTGCCAGTTACAGCAACGGTCGAACCTGTAAGAGGAGCTGCGTACTGAATGATTTTGTTGTCACCAAAAGTAACGCTTTCCTGAATGAAATCGGCAACCGTCGCTCCGGTGCAGTTGTAATCGAGGCCGTTCTGATTGACGGCAAACAACGTCGAGTTGTTGACGCTGCTGATGTTGTCGAGATTTTGAATAGCCATGTTAGCGGAACTGAAGTTGACCGTTTGGTTCCTGTTCGATTGGAGAAATTGACGGAACCGGCAGGAACGGCCAATCCACGTCTTTGTTGCCAGCGCCAGCAGGCATCGTCGAAGGATACTGTTGTTGCAGGACGTTAGCACTCTGCATGAGGAGCGTCTGATAACCGGCAAT